ACCAATATCAATAATCTGTGCAATTCGTGCAGGATATGTACCATCCTGTACTCGTGCGCGTGTACTACTACTGGCATATTTCTCGATTAAGCTCATTTTGTTTTCTCCGTTTTTAGTTGATTAAGTAGTTTATAGTCATAATTAGGACTTAGTAATTTTACGCAATGAGTTCCTGTCATTATATTGTTTTAATATAGATTCTATATTTTTATCAGATATGTTTGGACGCCATTGTTTTATAACCTCGCTTGATAAGTCAATAACTCCAAGTAATGACATGTATGTTGTTGAATGTAGTACATCTCTAGCCTTCATATATTCCCCTATAACTTTCGATGTTCGATGTTAATGCACATTCCTCTACCAAGCCCTACACAACTAAGTGTAAGGATTAGATTGCTATAACTTTTCGAGAGATTCGAGTGGTTAAATGCTTAGGTCTTTCTCCTAAGTGGAAATACTTTTCTCATTATCACGCTATTTCCCGAACTATGAAAGGCTTTAGGATTTGTCTCCCAAGCTGCTCTTGATTAACTATTTCTAGCCAATCTGCCATTCGTTCTCCGCTTACGCTTGTCCTTTGATAAGCCCAACAGTAGGACATAAGAATTAAACCCTGCCAGTGTTACCCAACGATTTAATAATGGTATTATGCTTTGTTCTATTTATACGAGTGGTTACCAGTCAACTCATATAAAACCAAGTCAATGTGGGGGAACTTCAAGAAGAAGATTTACCACCCCACGAGCTGACTGGTGTTGCGTACTATAGACACTTGTTTATTACTTTGCAAGCTATCCTTTGAAACTTGCGCATTTACTATGAAACTTTATTGGAATATCACCAATAGCACCATTTCTGTTTTTACCAACAATCAATAAAGCGTCCTCGATTAAGTCCTTTCCCTTATTAGCTCTATATGGAAATAATATTAAATCAGCATCATTTTCAACTGCACTACTATCACTAAGGTTTGCAATCGTTGGTTTACATCCGTCTGCTTCCCTGTTCAGTTGTGATAACAGGATAACAGCGCAATTAAGCTCCTTAGAAGCCCCTTTAAGCGCTCTTGTCATGTCTGCAATCTCTAAGTGTCGTTTCTTTGTGCTATCGCCTTTAATAAGCCCTAGATAGTCGATAAGTAGAACATCCAATCCTTGATGTTTCTTATGCTTTCTAGCTTGTGCAATAATCTTAGGCACTGTCATATTACTATCATCGTTCACGAACAATTTAAGCTTTGTCATATCTTGCGTTGCAACTGCTGCATTACTCCAAACTTCCGAAGGAAAGCTTTCCGCTGTGCGCAATGACATTAAGTTCAGGTTTGATAATGTGCTTGTTACACGATACCCAATAGAAAGCTTATCCATTTCAATAGAGTTAAAGCATACATTATTCTCTTTTGCCATGTGTATTGCCATATCCATAGCAAGGCTAGTATTATGTGTGACTGTATAATCACCCACTACATATAAGCATGTGCCATGACTAACAGATATACATTGCGCTTCTTCATCGCCAATATATTCAATACTCTCAATATTAAGATTTCGAACGCGCTTTGTTCCAGTTAGTCGTTCAAGTTTATGAGGAATTGTAACAAACTGTTGCTTGTTCTCATGGCTAATATATAAGCAGTAATTCCTTTTCCCTAGCTTCTTTTCTCCTTTGTATGTGTATTCTGGGATTCTGCTACTCATCGAACAAAAGCAACCCAATCCTCTAGCTAATTTTTGCACATCAATAGCAAGCTGCTTACTAGATGTTGAGTATGTCATGTTGTTTGATTTTTCAACAGTCCCGTCTGTATCCATTAAGCCATTCATTAAAGCTAAACGAGTTTCCTTAGTGGCAGAAAAATATTGTTTTGGAATGAATTTTGATGTTGATTTACAACCAATCAAACCAAACTCTTTAAGCTTATTTAGTAGCCAGTTATTTTTACCCTTAGTGGTTGTTAATGAATAATCAATAATACTTTTGCCATGAAGCTTTAGCTCTACATCACCTAACATTGGTTTAATTTTATTCAGGATGAAGTCATGGCTTGTTGTAAGCTTAACTGTATTGGTTAGGCATCCATCCCCAATCAATACACCAAGTAAATATGGATGAATATCAATATCTTTATCAACACCAAACTCGCCAATAATTCTAGGTATAAATAGCTTTTTATTGTAGCGATAGCATTTATTCTTCTCAATCAATTCTCTTGTTGTTAATGTCCGAAACTCGCCCCAGTGGTGACTCTTAACGCTCCATTGGTGGTCAAGTCCTGCGTCAACTGTTCGCCCATCACTTAACTTAATTCTATAAATAGGCTTCTCACCTTGAGGAAATACACCTGTCACAACAGATTCTTCCCCATCAACACTTGCTACTTTATCACCAATCATAATATCTCCCATGCGTATAGTACTACCACATGAAAGTAACACTTTTGTATCTAAAGTCAACTCTTTACCCTGTGACGCTCGTGCAGCAATGATGGTTAAATTCTGCCGTTCAAGCCCTCCAATCATTGTATCCAATGCTTTGATACCAGTCTTGATAAATCTACTCGTACCGTTACCTGCAACTCGCTCACGCATATCATTATAAACATCCAATGATACATCACCAATCTCTGAATAATCTGATGATGTTACAGGCTCATCAATATGTATTGAAGCAACTGCTTCACCCAATGTTGAGCCTGTCTTAATCATTGCCAATGCTTTGTGCATTTCCACTTCAAACACACGAACATTATAAGCATCTTTAATCTCTTTCTGAATTAAGCCATGTACTGACTGCTGACATTCATCAAGAGCTTCTTTGATTTCTGTTTCTGCTGATAGCTTTGTTGCAAGTTCAACAATATCAAAAGAGCCTTCCTGCATAGCTGCAAATATATCTCTATACTTAGCATTCTGAAAATGTGCAGGGGTAAGTTCTGATAATCCAATCAGAGTTTCATTCATCAATAGATTTCCAATATAACCTGCTTCATTCATTACCAGTCTCCAGTTTTGAGTTCGTTAATAACATCCATAACAACATCCAGTTCATCTTCCCATCTCTTTTGATTAAGCCATGTGCTAGGCATAGGAATAAATTGACCACCATTCTTTTGCCATTGTTCTGTCTCCTTAAACATTTCAACTGATTTCATAATCATTTCAGTTAGTTCTTGGTTAGGATTCATTGCAAGCCATTTCTTCTTACAGGCTGACTTACCCTGCTTCTTAGGATAAGCCACCCAAAAGCTCTCAAAGTCCTTTACAATGGATTCTAAGCCCCTGTATGGCGATTGCATTTGCTCAATCACCTCATCAATATGCGCTTGTTTAATAACAATGATTGAATTGTTGTCTTTCAAGCATAAATCACCATTATCATAATGATATACGATACACATCACCAACCATCCTGCAATTTAATCCAATTATTAAAATGCTCTTGTACCTGCTTGTGACTGATGCCATAAACTTCCACAGCATCAACTGTATCTTCTATCTCATATGTCACCATTGCTTCATGGTTTCCAAGTTCATAATAAACGATATGTTTAGTGCCATACTTATCAAGCACCTTCTTTGCGTGCATATCTATAGCTTCAGACATACCTTCCGACAATGCTTTAGCATTATCAAGTGGTACAACTAAACCGCTTGAAATCTGCACATACTTAACACCTTCCTTCTTTTGTTCTTCAAGCTTTTCGTTACTGAAGCAATAAAATGCTTCATGCTTATCCATAAGCTTTGAAATGGTTTCATCTAGCTCTGTTCTGTCAATCATGTTTAACTCCCTTAATCAGCTCAATTTTCTCATTAAGCATTTCCAATAAACTATTATCATGCGCTATTAAATCTGCTGCTCCATCCAATGTATGATGTACATAAGCTTCGTATTGTTGCCATTCAATACCTCGTTCTTGTTGCTCTTGCCATGCTTCAGCACTCAATCCCATCTTTGACCTCCATTGAATAAGACGCAAAACTAACCTTATCACCAAATTTATTTGCAGAACTCACACGCTCTGTTTTAAGCTTATATCCATAAACTTTTAGCCTATGAATAACAGCACTAAGCCTATACACACCGCATTCATTTAATGCTTGCATAGGCTGAATAGCCCCATGTGTTCTAATGTACGCTAAAATCCGTTTCTCTTGGTTTCCCATTTATTCGCTCCCTTATATATTCCATAAAATTGCTCTTTGGCATGTTAAACATATATGCCGCTTCTTCTGGTGATGCTCCATTGTTAAGAACATCAATCATAAACAGTGTTTTAGACAGCCCTTCCGCATACCCCCCTAAGCCCTCTTGCCCTTCTAACAAGGTTATGGTCCATTCAGACAATAAAAACCCCTTAGGCTTTGATATATAGGCATAGAAGGCACATGCTTTTAGCTGTGCATCACTGTTACATGACAACACAGCTTCTTTGTATGTCATAACCCATTCATTGACTTCAATGTTTCTGCTAGTTCCTTCACAATTTCATTAAAGTCAAGCTTTTGACGCTTAACAACTAGACATAAATTATGCACTGCATATTGTAAATCTTTCATATTAACCTCGGCTTGGTATTTATCAGACAATGCTCGCCCTTCATATTCATCCATTCATCATTCTCCTTTGTAGTGATTTCATCAACATTCGACCATATTCAATATCTTCATGGTCAAACTTCTTTAACGCATGTTGCGTAACCTTAATCGCAAGGCTCTTTGTTCGTGCATATCGAATTGCACCCATATACCATAATATATTCATCTTCGATTCTCCCTAGAAATAAGCCCTTTACAGACACCCCCCATAACATATAGGACTACAATCAATCCAATAGCCATAATGACTACGCTTAGGAATTGGGTAAAAATAAAGGCTAATAATATTAAGGCTGTTAATATGCCTATCGTTTTCATTGTTTACTCCTATGTTTTCTGGATATAAGTTTTTTTATAGGTTTCTCGGTTTTTTCTATAATTCTGATTATTGTGTAAGCTGTTGATATTAAACGACTTATCTTAAATATCACTATCACTCCCTCCTGCTCGGTTTACTCGGTTTCACTATTTACCCCGAAGGGTTAAAATAAAGCCCCCAATTAAGGGGGCAATATCTGTTTAGCCTTCGCCGCGTAACAGGATGGCATCAGCTAACGCTTCAAGGTCAGCAGCTTCACTCTTGTCTGGGCGACCTTCAACGCTATTGCTTTGGTCGTGGATGTTTGACGCTTGTTTAATAACATCCTCTTTTGAGATGCCATTGCTACGCAAATCAGCAATCAAGCCGAGTGCATCGCTATCAACATCATGCAAGACCAAGAAAGGCATATTCGAGCCGCTTTGATAGATGAAAACTTTTAGTTCGTCGTGCATCAAGCTACACAATAACTTGCCTTCAGCGTGCATCTTAGGCGTGTGCATACGCTCAGCTTGACCAGTAGCCTTAGTTTTCATTTTAGCCGTGTTACCGTCCAACTGAAGCTTTACATGATACACAAGCTTAGACTGTGATGATTGAACCATTGTGTGAAAATAATTGTGTTTCTTGTTGTAAGCCATTGCTGCTGCATTGGTTAATGTGTTTGTGCTGCTTTCCAAGTTTTCTAGTTGTGATTTCATTTGAAATCTCCTTTTGTTTTGAATATCACCCTTTGGCGATTGGTTTATTATATACCCCAATTATTAAGGGTTTATGAAATTTGTATTAAAATTTGTTAATAAACGGCATTTTATCATTATTTATTCGGATTATTTTTCCATCTTTGGAGCAGCGAGTCGTAGGGGCGCGATAGCCCCGTAATCAAAGCCCCAAACTTAATGCAAAAAAAAGAATTAACATCTTCATCGCAGCAATGAAATTGCGATGAATGTTAATGCTTTGCATTAAGAGCAAATAAGCGCAGAACAACATCACATAGACCAATGACACGGCTTCTCGTGGCATGGCTATGTTCTGTTGTTAGAAGCGGCGGCAAAGCCGCTATAAACAGACTACAACAACTCATTAACCAAGAATGCAATACCATATCCAACAGCACTACCAACTGCCGCAAATGTAATATCACGACTATCAACCTTGAAATCGTTATCAACAACTTCAGCTTCAATAACTTTCTTATCATCAACCTTTTTATCACTATTATTATTATTCATATCATTCTCCTTTAATTCTCTTAATACTAACTTGTTCATAATAACCCCTATTTATAAAGGCATATTCAACTGCCATAACCAAACTATCAAACCTACCAACAACAACACCCTTATTAACCACCACAACACAACCCATAACAACCTCCTTATAATATATAATATCCTTATATATCAATAACATACATAAAAGAATAATAATAATCATTTACATATATATATAATATAAATAGTGTGTGCGGAACGCACGAAGACATCAGCCGATTTACAGTAAGTAATAATGTTGGTGTAACTTTGGGGAAAGCGTTTAGAAATACATATACACAAACGAATACATACAATGATGATGTATGTTATTTATCCACATGCTCACAACACATATATATACAAAGATATAAATAGCTAGATAGTCAGATAGATATCTTCTCCATCTTCCTTATACACCTTCGTTTACATTCAAATGAATCATTATACATATTAACAAGGGATATTATGTCCAGAGAATGGTAAGCCGAGGGGAGGGTATTGAGAGTCAAGTGGCTTTGTGTATAGGATATCACTTTCCTACTTTTTTTGAGGGATATAAATAGTTGCTTGACAGTCTTGAATGTATGTATTTATGGTTTCGGATATGATTACGGATAAAGATAAAGAATGGGCTGAGCATTATATGAATTATGGTAATGCTAGTGAAGCTTCGAGAGAGACATTTCCAGAGATTAAGGCAGTAGCTATTCATGGTTCACGGATGAAGGCTAAGATGCGTAATTATATTGAAAGGAACATGGTTAAGTTTATTCAAAGACATGCTCCAGACGCTATGGAAACCATTATTGATTTGGCTAAGAATTGTCCAGATGTGAAGGTTCGATTGGCTGCTGCACAGGATATTTTGAATAGGGCAGGTGTTAAGAGTGCTAACAGGATTGAGGTTAGCATTAGTGATAAGAGTGATAGAGAATTAAATGCTGAGATTGGCATGTTGTTGGAGAAGGGTGGTATTATTGATGCTAGCCCTATTGAATAGGAGTTTTATATGAGTATTGAAGGTGCAATTAAGCCGTTCTTGAAAAAGTATTCGGCAAAGACAAAGGATAGTCCGTTCGTTGATGCGGAAGTTGTTAAGGATAGTTCCAAGCGGTCTATTGCTAAAACTGCTAAAATGCTTTTCCGTGAGTTTCAGAATTTAACAGGCACAAGGATTAGTAAGACACAGTTCAAGGCTGCTGAGAAAACTGCAATGGATAGATATGTTGCGGCACAAGTTAAGAAGCATGCTAAGAGCGGTCAGAAGATGGGTAAGGTTGATATTATTAAGAATTGGAACAACATGAATAAAACTTCCAAGTCTAAGCTTATTAAAGCTGCTGCTCGTGCGTCTGCTGATGATAGGAAGATGTATTCTAAGGTTGGTGCTATTGGTGGCATGGCTGCTTCTAGTGCCATGTCTGGTGATGACAAATGAGTTATTCAAGAGCTGCATTAGCATTGGTTAAGAAATACACACGAAAGTCTAAATCGGCAGTTGGCTTGTCGAAGAACAAAGAAGATTTAGAAGTGGCTAAGCGTAGGCATCAAGGCTCTAGTCGCAAGCTTGATTCTGATTATGAGCGAGCTAAAGCTGTTAATAGTAAATATACGCCTGTCAGTAAAGCTCGTCGTCGCACTGGTACGCCATTCAATAGAATGAAGAAAGAGATAAAGGATATTCGTCAGAGCATTGATACAATGAAGAAAGCAGGGGCTAATCCATTATCAAGGCCAGACCCAAAGCTTGCTTCTAAGCTTAAAGCGAAGAAGAAAAAACTATCCGAGCTAGAAGCTATTTATAAGATTGAGCGAAGGAAGCTTGATAACAAAATCCACAACACAGCCACAAAACAGCAAGAACGCCGTCTTGAAGATAATAAGATTGTTGGCGGTGCAGCGGCAGGGCTTGGTCTTGCAGGTTATGCAGCGTTAAGCGGTGGCGGAGATGACAAGTAATGGCATTGCCACTATTAGCCATTAGAGCCGCTCTAGGCGCAGGTAAGTTCCTTGCACGCCGTTATGGTGGTATGGGCTTAAAGAAAGCTGAGGGCGTGGCTAAGGAAGGTATCGGCGCACGCATGAAGCGTGGCGGCTTGAATGCTTTGACTGATGTTGCCATTGGGTTCACGGCTGCTGATTTGTATCAGTATTCTAAGGGTAAGTCTGAACGGCAGGTTATGGATAGGCTTCGTAAAGAGAACCCCAAGCTTTATAAGCGTTATATGGCTAGTGGTGCAACAGATGTTAAAGACTGGCTTAAAGAGCAGCGCTCTTGAAACTCAGTATAGAAGAAAAAGAAGCTTTAACGAAACTGCTTAATGAAAAAGACAAGCGTGTTCGTGAAAATAAGCTTCTGCATTTTAAGCCTTATCCTTTCCAAAAGAAGTTCTATAAGGCAGGAAAGGACAATAGTCACAGGCTGTTAATGGCTGCCAACCGTGTTGGTAAGTCATACAGCGGTGCTATGGAAGTTGCATACCATCTAACAGGGTTATACCCTTCATGGTGGCGTGGACGCGTATATAAGCGTCCTATTAAGGCTATTGGTGGTGGCGTGAATACAGAGCGTGTTCGTGACATTATCCAGAAAGAGTTGTTAGGAGAACCATCAGACCCCAACGCTATTGGCACAGGTGCTATCCCTAAGTCAAGCATTGTCAATGTAGTGAGAAGGGCAGGAATACCTAACGCTATTTCCATCATTGTTGTTAAGCACAAGAATGGTGGGAATAGCAAAATTACACTACAATCATACGAGAGTGGTAAAGAAGCATGGATGGGTGATAGTGCTAACCTCGTATGGTTGGATGAAGAACCACCAGAGCAGATATACTCACAAGCATTACGAGCTATGGTTGATGTTGATGGTGACTTGATGATGACCTTCACCCCAGAAAACGGTGTGACAAACATTGTTCGTCAATACACGCAAGAGATTGGCAGTCATCAGTATTTGCAAAATGCCACATGGGAAGATGCTCCACATATCACCAAGAAGGTTAAGGATGAGATGTTTGCGTCTATGCCTGCCCATGAGCGTGATATGCGTATGCGTGGACTTCCTATGGTTGGTAGTGGCCTTGTATTCAGTGTTCCAGAGGAAAATATAACAGTTGATGATTTCCAAGTGCCTAGTCATTGGCGGCGTATTAGTGGGATTGACTTTGGTTATGACCACCCAACCGCTTGGGCAAGCTTAGCTTATGATGCTGAAGCTGATATTGTTTATGTAATCCAAGCTTTGAAGATTAGGCGCACAATCATCACAGAGATTGCAAGCGTATTGAAGAAGAAGGGCGCAAATAGAATACCTGTTGCATGGCCGCATGATGGCTTGAAGCATGACACTACAAGTGGGCATACCATTCGTGACCTGTATGAGCAGGAAGGCGTGCGTATGTTATTCGATAAGTTTACAAACCCTCCAAGTATAGGTGCTATGGAAGGTTCGGGCGGTATCGGTATTGAAGCAGGTATAGCCTTTATCCTTGATAGGATGGAAACTGGACGCTTTAAGGTTTTCAAGACATGCGGTGATTGGTTCAATGAATTTAGAATGTATCACAGGAAAAATGGTAAGATTGTTGATAAGAATGATGACATCATGGCGGCTACACGCTACGCGACATTATCATTAAGGTTTGCCATTAACTTGAATATCAATGATGATGCGGATGAAATACAGAAGCGAATGCTTGAAGAAGATTACTTTCAAGATTCTGTCATTGCATACTAGGAGAATATATTGGACGACGACACTCTAAGCGAGGTTAGTAAACAATGGGATTCTGCTTCTGTATATGCAGAGCAACAGCAGCGTCAATGGGCAACCAATGAAGCATTAGCCAATGGTCGGCACATAACACCGCGTAAAGCAGGTCGTTCAAGCTTGTTCGTTCCTAAGATTCCTGCTTACATTAAGCGTAAGATGGTTGATGTTGTTGGGCAATTCACTGGTGACAACCCAGTTTCCATTAAGAATAGCATCACATCACATCCAGTTGGCGCGAAGATTAAGCAAGAAGTTCATAACTACTACATCCGCCATCATATTGACTACACATCCTTGATATACAACACAGCCTATAGTTCATACACATATAATTACGCCCCATTATTTATTGATTGGGTTGAAGAATATGAAGATATTGATGTTGATAATATTGTTCAAATGCCAGACGGCACACAAGTTACAGAAACAACAACAATGGAACGCCTTGTTGCTAGTTATCCTGTTGTTGAGAGTATTCCACCAGAAGATTTTAGGCTAGACCCTAGCGTTGCATGGGATGAGCTTGATGATGCTCGTTATGTTGGATTCAGAACATTCATTTCAAAAGAAGCGGCACAAGATAAGATTGATAGCAAAGAATGGCCTAAAGTTGCTGAAGAATATTATCAGTTTAATAGCATTACCAATTCAACCATTGGCAATAATGTTAAATATGAGCGTTCGAGCAACGCAAGCCCATTCGCTAACAGTCAGTCATTTGACACAGACAATGGTTTATTAGAAATCCGATACCATTACTACTTTGAAGAAACAAAGGATGGTTGGCAGCCTGTACGCACAGTGACACTTGGTGATGCAGTTGTTCTTGAAGATGCTGAGCCTTTATCAGTTAATTGGGGTGGTGATAAGCACGCATGGCCTTTTGTTCTTGGTCAAGTTTATCCTAAGCCGTTTGAACAATATAGTGCAGCCCTTCCAGAGCAGGCTAAGGATTTGCAGATTGAAGTTAATGCAATCCGAAACCAACGCCGTGACAATGTTTCGTTAATCCTTAACCCAGAGAAGTATGTAACCCCACAGGCAGGTGTAACCCCTGCACAGCTTGCATTCTCTTATCCGGGTAAGATTGTTGCAGTTGATAATCTTAATGCTGTTCAATGGCAAACAGTTCCAGATGTGACAAGCAGTGGCCACAATGAAGAAGCAAGAGCGGAATCAGACCTTGATAAACTATTGTCTGAAGGTGCATTGCGACAAGGCGTTGAAGGCAAGCGTAAAGAGTCAGCTACAGCTATCCAGATGATGAGTAGCAATGCAAGTGCAGCTACAGGCTTGGATAGCACTATGCTTATGACGAGTGCAATCAAGCCATTGCATGAGAAGATTGGCAATGCAATCACACAGAAAGCACCAGAAGAACTATTTGTTGCAGCGGCAGCAGATAAGGGTGTATCAGCAGGCTTTGACCCATACCTCGCAGCAACGCAGGGTGACTTCACTTATAATGTATTTTCAAGCAGTTCACAGAATGAGCTTGCAAATGCCTTAACAAACGCTTCAAACCTCATGGGTATGATACAAACCACATATGGTCCGAATGCGAACTATAAGCCGCTTGTTGATTCAGTGCTTGAAGTTGCAGGTTATGACCCAGACAGCATTATACCTAACCCTGCCCATCAAGGCGCAATGGTTAATCCTGCACAGCAAGACATGGGCGGCGTTGACCCTGCAAACAATCCATCAGTTAGCCCAAGAGCTGCAATGCTTGGTGGTGGAACTGGAATACCAAGCGCAGGTAATAACCAATGAAGCGAATGAAAAGAGAAATTAAGTCAGTGTTTGATGATAATGAATATCTAAATGACCTGCAAAAGCGACAAGGTTATTTGCGGAATATTAAAGAATGTATTGACAGTCCGTTCGGTGTCATTTTAATACAGGCTCTTGAGCAGATTGAGCGTGACGGCTATGCAACGCTTTATAAGACATGGCTTCCGCACAAGAGCAGGCAGGCAAAGGCCAATATCAAGGCAGCTTCTCTATTGAAGAACACCATCATGGGTTATTCAGCAGAGAAAGAAGCTTTTGATTTGGCAGTGCGTCAATATCAAGAAATGGAATTAGGAGAATATAATGAGTGATTTTAGCGTGCCAAAAGTATTTGGTCATAATGAAGAATTAGAAGAACTAGCCAAGCCAATTAGAGAGCTTTGTGAAGCCGTCAGCGCATTGCAAAACACAATCAATGCTATGGCTAAGCCTGTGAGTAAAAAGGCTTCTAAAGCTAAATAACAGTTTCGAGCGTCAGTCTCGTTAAACACTGCGATATGATAGCGCGTTAGGCTTTCTGCGAGACAGAACCTCGGAAAAACAGGAGATAGGAAATGGAAGAAACTGCACAACCATCACCATTTGAAGGTGAAGAAGAAGTTATCCAAGACTTCGATGAAGAATATGAGCCAGAGGAAGGAGAGCTACCTGCCGATGATGACTATGATGAATACGAAGATGAGGATGATGACACATTAGACGAAGAATCTGATGAAGAAGATTATGACGATGAGGATGATGAGTTAGAGGATGAGCAGGATGATAAGCCAGACCTAGTTCCGCATGCTGCATTACATAAAGAACGGCTACGCAGGAAAGAATTGCAACAAGTTATTTCGCAATCCCAAATGCAAGCTAAGTCTATGGAAGATGATATTACAGAATATCGGAAATCATTGATGTCTATTCGCAATCAAGTTAAAGAGCTTGGGTTAGAAGATGCGATTGATATTGATGAGCCAGACCAAGTTAGCGATGAAGTTCGTGAAATGCGTCAGCAGAAAGAGACAGCACAACTGCAAGAACAGTTAGGCTCGACTGTTGATGAAATTCGTAATGAAGCTGCAAACTACCTAACGGAATATCCATCTATTGATGGTGATAGCCCAGAAGTAGCAGAAATGGTTGTCGCAATGGCATTAGCAAACCACACCTTTAATGGTATGGAGCTTGAGGATGCTGTTGAACACAGCATGAAACTTGTCAGCACAATGACAACTGCACAGGTGAAGAATGCTGTGCGTAGAAAGTCACCAACTATTCGTAAGAAAGTGGTGCGTGCAAAACAAACTAAGCCCAAAGCCAAGTCGGGTAGTGTATTCGACAATATGGCAGGGCAACTACTAGGAGATTGACATGGCTGTACTACAAAGCTACCAATCAACAGCAGGTAATCGCGAAGATTTAATTCCTGTAATCACAATGATTTCACCAGATGATGCACCATTCTTATCATCTATCGCAACAAAGAAATCAACAGGAATGAAGCATGAATGGCTAACAGATGCACTTTCTGCACCTACTGCAAATGCACAGGTCGAAGGTTCTGTTGCTGCATTTGGCACATTAACTCCGCGTGTTCGTGTTGATAACATCGTTCAGAATATCCGTAAAACTGGCTCTATTTCTGATAACCAAGAAGCTGTATTGAAAGCAGGCATTAAGTCTGAATATTCATATCAGTTAGAAAAAGCTACAAAAGAGATTGCTCTTGATACTGAGCGCGCAATGATTCAAGGCGCATACAACACTGGTTCAAGCGTAACTGCTCAAACTATGGGTGGTTTGTTCTCATTCTTGCAGTCTAACCAAGTTGCAGGCTCAGCCGCCGTTGCTGCTACTGGTGCTGTTGTTGCTGCGACTGCAACAAGCGTAACTGTTGGCGCAGGTCATGGTGCTGTTGTTGGTTCTTATGTGATGATTACGCAAGGCGCAGGTGGCGGCACTACTACTGGTCAAGGTCAGTATCGTATCGTTACTGCTGTTGCCGCTAATGTTTTAACTGTTGCTGCTTGGGATGTTATTCCAACTGTTGCGTCTAACTATGCTGTGTTCGCTGCTCCTGCAGCATTGACAGAAACTAAGCTTAATGATGCCTTTGAAACATGCTATTTAGCAGGTGGCCATCCAGATTGCATTATGGCTCCGACAAAACAGAAGCGTGCAATTTCAAACTTTGCATCGTCTGTTCGCCGTCTAACTGCAAGCGAAAGCAAAATCACAAACAGCATTGATGTCTATGAGTCAGACTTTGGCGTGCATCAAGTTAAGACGAACCGTTGGATGCCTGCAGGTTCTTTGGCTGTTCTTGAAAAAGGGCAGTTTGCTGCTGCATATCTTCGCCCTGTTAAAGCAGAGGAATTGGCTCGTCGTGGTTCAAGCCGTGACTTTATGATTGAGTCTGCTGTAACACTTGAAGCTCGTGCTGAAAATAGCTCAGCTTTGATTTTAGGCTTGTTGTAAAATATAGGAATGTGGGAGGGGCAGAGATGCCCTTCCCTTTTTCATAGGAGTTTCAATGACAAATGTCGTACGCAAAAGCATCATTGAAGGTGCTAATGGTGAAATTATTTTTAATTATGTTGAGGATGTAACTTCTCTTGAAAAAACAAACAGCATAATTAAGAATGAATGTGATGGTTTCTCACAGGATAGGGCAAGGCGCATGTGCGTCAGCGTGCCACCAAGAATGTATTATTTTTGGGCAAATCAGCTTGGTGAGGAATGTTGGACAGATAAGAGCTTCTTGAGGTCATTTATGAAAGAACATCCTCAATACGCTACAGCAAGTAACATTTAGGAGAACTGGATGCCGTCAGATACAGCGTTAAACTTAGTCAATAGAGTATTACGAACAACTGGCGACTACCCACCAATCACAACACTGATAAACAGCCCTAGCAATATTGCTGCGAAGATTGTTGATTTTATGAACCTTGTCGTTGAAGATATTGACAGGAAGTTTGAGTTTAATGAATTGCAGTCAAGCTTCCAAGCAACAGCTAATGGAACATCATCAGTATTCATATCAGCTAACCTTTTATCAAAGACAAGCACAGGTGTTGATTGCCTTATTGATGGCATTGGCAGACTGACAGAGGTAAGCCCTTCTAGGCTTGCTGAAATGCGTGCTACGCCGTCACAGTTTGTTGCACAGCCGCAATATTTTGCTCGTAAGAGTGGATTGAATGATGAAATAGGTGTTGATATATATGCCACCCCTGCAAATGGTTCAATCATTACAGTGACATCATTCGAGAAGCTTAATCAATTTACATTGAATGATGCTTCCACAATCAAAGTTAATGTTGATGATATGATTGTACTTGGCTCGTTAGCTCACATGGACGCTTATGATAATATTGAGCGTGGTTATATGCAGCTATATCAAAAGACTAAGGATGATATGTGGCAAAAAATGATGGGGAATGTTCAGTATCGTACAGAAGTTGAGGATTATCGCTGATGGCATTCACCCCAATAAGGAAGAATGTTCCAGTAAAGGGTATGAATACGGTTAGTCCACGCCGTAACTTCACTGATGAACATTCACCAAACTTAACAAATGCTTGGTATGATGACGGCGTTACATTAAGGCGTAGATTATGTACAAGCATTCTTAATCAATCCTTGATACCAAGAGCCTTAAACATATTCGAGTATAAGAAGGTCACATCAAATCTATTTGTTCAAGATAATACAGGCACAATCAATTTAGTTGATAATGTGAATAATGTATTCGTTCCCCAAACCCTTCCATTCACAGGTAAAGTTCGTGCAACTGTATTGAAGAACTTTATGATTGTTGGTGATGGCATAAATCCTGCCCATAAATGGGATGGTGCAACATGGACTCCAATTCCAACGCCACCTTTAAATGAGCCTGCTATTGGAAATATATTCCATGTTCATTATGGGCGTGTATATGCTGCAGGTAATGCAAACAATCCATTGACTATTTATTATTCTGATGCTTTGAGTAGCACTGGTGTTGATTATTGGTTGCCGCCTGTAAAACCTCCAGTGCCTACTATTGGTGGGTTCATTGATATTTCGTCTGATGTTGCTACAGGCGATGCAATCACAGGCTTAACAACGCATAGGGGTTTCCTTGTAGTATTCTGTACCAACCATGTTTTGTTTTATAATGTACAAGACCCTATCGGTGGAACTGTTAGTTTGTTCAAGTCTATTATTGGTGAGGGCTGTGTCAGCCATGATTCAATTCAGCCTGTTGGTGAGGATACAATATTCTTATCCCCAAATGGATTTAAGAAATTATCCGTTAGTTTAATTCAAGGTGATAGCCAAGTTAGCGATGTTAGTTCACCAATCAATAATCTTGTCAAACAGCAAGTGGCGTCATTAACCACAATGGACTACATCAGCAGCTCATACAATGCACGCTATGGGCTTTATATTTGTTCTCTAGGCAATGGGGTCAGTTGGGCATTGCAGCCCTCCTATGAGGGTTGGGCGCAATGGACTGGACTTGATGGAATATTGTTCACTGATAGTCAGCAAAGGGTTCTTCATTGTAATTCGTATTTACAGCAATTATCAAACACAGTGTTCCAAGATGAAGTTGCTCCAAATGTATTTACGCCTGTTCCCATGACTTGGGAAGTTGCCCCTTTTCGTGGCGCATTAGAACATAAGGTTAGATGGAACAGGATTGCCATTGTTTATGAGTGTGATACAAATGACATAATCAATGTCACTACATACCCAGACTTAAATTTCAGTGAAGTGTTTAGAAGCACGCATGATATTTCAACCGCACCAATATCTACTACTGGTAGTAATGATGTCGGATTGAAGGAGGGTAAGTCAGAGTTGCCTTTATCGTGGCGTGGTGAGATATTGAGCGTAGTTATAATGAACACAAGCAATACAGATTTTAGAATTAAGCTAGTCGAATGTTTTTATGTCGATGGCGGATATAGAGAGTAAATTATGGGAATACTTAACAGAATTGGTCATGCGCTAAGACCATCAACGATAGCAAAGGTTGCAAAGAACCCAAATAGGCTTGCTAAGCAGCTAACTTCAAAAAAGATAGGTCAAACCAATAGGTATTTACATCATGGTTTAGGTCGTTTTATCGGAACTGGTGTATCACAAGGAATGAATGCTGTATCCCGTGGAGCGCATTCCCTCAATATTATGAATGATAAGGATTATAAAACTGCAAAAGATTTTGGCAATGCAACTGGTAATGTACTTCAAAATGCAGTATCCCTACCTTATGATATAAATCATAAAGGCGGATTGAATGCTTTTACGCATAACCCTTCAACATTCCTTGTTGATAAATCATTGCATGATACAAGTGCTTACCATAATATAGTTAGACCAATAGCCAAGACTGCATCAAATATTGGTGTTGGATATTTAACTGGTGGGCTTGGTGGCAACGCGATTGGAGGAGCAGCTGCAGCAGGGCTTGGTGGCGCACTTAGCGGCAGTCTTGGTTCAGACCCTTATACCCCAGTGAATAATGTTGTTGTTCCTGCGGTTACAGGTTATGCGGCAGGACAAGCAGCAGGTAGTGATGGGGGTACAACATCATCAACTATTGATAATGTTCTTAAATATGGTGGTGCTGCATTGGCGGCATATCCTCGCCCTAATGGTGGCAATCAGCCTAATCAATCACCAATAGCTCAGCTATTCAATTCTGGAACAGGGTTAAATCCTGCAGGCGGTGATATGAACCAACTACTACAACGGAATGTTATTGACCCAAGTCAAGGTGATGTTCCACAAATTCAAGGTTTAGGATAATAGGAGTTTTATATGTCAATGACAGGCGCAGATTACATGCAGTTATTAAATGCTTTTCGGCAGAATGACACACAGAATAATGATAATAATCAACAGCAACAGAACGCACAGTTTAGTTGGCAGAAAGCATTGCCTGCTTTGCTTGGTGGTGGACTTGGGTATGCAATCCATCCTCAAAGAGCATATCAGCCATTGAATGTAGCAACCCTTAATGCAGCTACACTCCCTCAAATGCAAGAGGACGCGAATATGCGCATTGCTCAAATCAATAGCCAACAATCAGCACAAGGCGGCATGAATAGCATGGATGCTTATAGAGTGGCTTCCACACGCGCTAAGATGTCACAACAGATTGGGCAGCAACGCGCCCTTAACCAAGCTCAAGCAATAGCCTCACAGAACCAAGCTTCCCAAGTTCGCCAAGAAAACCAAATGGGTCGTATTGGTTCTGCATTGGCTATTGGTGGTGCATTAAAGAATATGTTTAACTAAGGAGACTGTTATGCAACAGCAAGCCCAACAACAGCCACAGGCTCAACCACAACAGGTTCAACAAGTTCAGCCAGACCTAACATTGAAAGCAGTTAATCCTTTCACTGGTCAGCTTGATGAAGTTAATAGCCAAATGGTGCAACAGCAATTCACAGCACCAACAGAGACAGCTCCCACAGCAGGTGTTGCTCAAATGCTTGCGCCAGATACAGGCAGCCCATTCGATGCTTTGAATAAAATGGTTGTTGGCGATAAAATGTATGAAGCACAAAAGCAGCGGACAAAACTTCAAGAGCAGCAAATGCAAATGAAGGTTGATGCTAATCGTGCTGCAATCCTTAAAGACCAACAGAAGAACCATGCTATTAAAGGTCAATTCTTTACGCGCATGGGTAAAGATTCTGAGTTTCGCAAAAGAGCGTTAGCCGAAGGCTTCACAGACGATGCTACATACGAACAAGGCCAAGCTCTTGAATTCATGCGCAGATACGATGCGGAAAAAGATTCAAATAGAGATACAATTTTCAATCATAATATGGGTGAGAAAGCAAAGCTTAAAGAATACATAAGCCTAACCCAAACTGAACTTGGCAGACTGATTGGTGCAATGGTTGATGATAGCCCAGTTGCTCGGGTAGGTAATATGTCTGTCTATCGTAAAGCTATTGAAGGCGGAATGCCTATTCGTGCTAATGATGGCAAATTCTACATCCCAAATGCTAATGGCTCATTACATGAAGTTGATAGCACTGGTTTGATTGATGACCCTGCTTCATACATTGACCTAGCTAATCTGAAGAACAATGCAAAGATTGAACTTTCAGACCCTACAAGTGATATATTCTTAGGGCAGAGTCGCAACACTGCAACATCTAAAAATGCAATATTCAATAAGACAGCGTACGGAAAAAGACTTATCGGCTCTATTGATTCAATGTTAGCCAAGAATGGCTTAGACAAAGATGCGATGCGCCCAAAGGTGTTGGCATACATTAAGAATATGAATGATAAAACATTCAATATTGGCAATGTTGTTCAGCGTGTCATGGATAAAAACTCACAAGGCTTGAACACTGGCGGCGGTGATATATTGGATGTTCCTAAGTATATCAAGAAAGAGTTTAAGATTGATAATAAAGTATTTGATGCAACATATTCTAAAACAGAAAAGATGACTGCTCTTAAAAATTATTACATGAGCTTTGAACTAAATGCAGATGGCGAGCATTACAGCAATCAAGATGCCGTAGTTAAGGCTTCCAATGCTCTTAACAATCCTAAAGAACTACAACGCATTTCAGAGATTGATACACGCGGACTTACAAGTAAGGCTAGTGACTTTGTATCTAACACTGCAAGCAATGTGTCGCATGGCATTAAGAATGCCGCTTCTGACGCATTCAATACTATGAATAATGCACAGAATGCTATTTATAATATTGCAGGGAAACTCTACAACCAATGAGTGAATTCCTTGACGGACTGACAAAGCTCCCTCGCAACCTTGTGGGTGGGGCTGCCGTTAGTCTTGGTGCAGACCAAGAGAAAGTTCAAGAGACGCTAGGGCTTAATGAGAAAGCTCCAGAGTCATTTTTTGATGATATTGTTGCCCATCCAACAAAATATATAGGGGAAGCAATCCCTTATATGTTTCTTCCGTCAAAGCTTGTTCGCAAGACAATCAGTAAACTAACTGGTGTTGGTCATAAACTTCCCACTAAGGGCGTTAAAAGCCGCAGAGAGCGTCTTAAAGACAATCTTGATATGGCAGCAACCTTCGGTGCTTATGGTGCAGTAGATGAGCTTGCAAGCGCGCAGGTTCAAGGGCGTGAAAGTCATGCAGTCGAACATGCAGGGGTCGATGCAGGACTAACTCTTGCACTGGCAGCATTAACGCATGGTGCTATTCGTGGTTCTTCCATGCTAAAGAGCAAGGCTCAAAAGAGTAAATATGTTAAGGATATATTTAGAGAAGCAGGACTTGATTCAAAGTTAGCCACAGATATTATAAACATGACTGAAGCTGATAGGGCTGTTGCTCTGAATAACCTTAATAAGCAAATTGATTCAAGCAGAAACTCAATTCATGGTGCTATCTTGGGTGCGCAACCACATGCTAAGTTTGGTGAACCCACCAAGACTGGATTGTTTGATAGCCTATTCGGTAGCTATTCCCCGAACAGCAACATTGAAAAGATTGTTGTTGGCAACAAAAGACCACCAATGAAAGACATTGAAGGTGATTACTTCGATGCTCACACTAAAGATGCTATACAGAATATTCGTAATGCAGGTGATGTTATGGATAGTTCATTGAACACAACCCTTAGACATTCACACAATCTTGGCTTGAGTATTCGCGAAGCTATACCAGACCCAAAGGTCAGAGCTAAGATTACAAGAGCGTTAGATGTGAACGGTGAACGAACATATAATATGCTAACCCCTTATGAAAAAGGTGTTTCTGATAATATTCGTATATATTTCAATGACTTATCTGGCTTACTGAATAGAGCTAAGATAATCAATGGGCATCGTGAGAACTATATACCCCACCTTCTAAAAAATGAGGATGGAGAACCAACATCATTTCTTGATGAAATTGGTAAGCGTTCACACATATCCAAGAATACTGCACGCTCAAAAGAGCGTGTTGATGAGAGACCTTTGCATGAGAAAAAGAATGCAGTTACATTGGATATATCAGAGCTTGTTGATTTATATGGTCAACAGGTTAGTCGTGCAGCAATCATGCGCAATGTATTTGATAAGGTTGATTTCTCACTAATCAAGAATACAGGCGGAAAGGTTACACATGCAACGCATCCAACACTGGTTGCTGAATACCTTAAAGTGTTAAGAGCAAGCCGTGATGAAACAATCAAGCATAAGACCAAAGGCTTAACGCCAAACCAAGCTGAAAAGGTTAGGGCCTCCTTACTAAAAGAGCATGGCTCATTCGATGAAGAATTGAAGAAGCTAAGTCTTGATGTTCATCCAGATTATCTTCCATCATTGGATATGCTATTCAAAGCAACAAACATAAATGATATGACCAAAGCAGCAGTTGCAGTCAATGCAGTTAGCAAGCGTATGCTTATATTTGGCTCATTGTTCCATTTCAATGCCTTGAGTGAGAGTAGCTTATTTGCAGGTGCAGGTGGTATGGGTGCAATGCTTAAAGGTGCAGCAGTTGGTTTTGTTGGTACAGGTTTTAATCCTCTTGGTGCTGCCGTTGGTGCAGGACTTGGTGCAGGCATAAGTTCATTGGTTAAGACTAAGGGTATATCAAATGCAATGCGTCATGGTGAATATGGTGATAGCTATGATTTTGCTTTGCGATACATTGATATTAAACCTCCACGCGATGTTGATAATGATGCGTTCTATGGCGCTATTGGTGATGTTCAGAATGTTATTGATAAGCATGTGCCATCTGGGCTTGCTAAAGGCGCTCTTAAAGACGGCACGGCAGCCATAGGCGGCATTAACAAAGCTATTGATGTTCTTATGTGGGATAGGCTTATGAGCGGCTCTAAACTCGTTGTGTTCGAGAAGAAGCTTGAAGAACTAACAATCAAGAATTTAGACAATGAAGTTAGCAAACAGCTAAGCCAACATGAGCTTGCTACTATGGCAGGGCAGTTTGTTAATGATGCCTTTGGTGGTCAGAACTGGCGTAAGCTAGCTGAGGGTGTTGATAACGCTTTCGGGCGTAAGATTGCATCAGCAATGGCTACCCCGAATGGTAAAGTTTGGACAAACCTAATTATGTTTGCACCAGATTGGACTATTTCAAATGTTAGAATCCTTGCTAAGGCGTTCCCCGGAATAAACAAGAACAAACTTAGCCGTCAAATGTACCAACGCTATGCTGTACGAGCAGCCATATATTATATGATTATGGGAACAGCAGTTCAGCAAATGCTTACAGGAACTAATATATGGGATAATGACGACCCAACACGATTGGACTTGGGCGATGGTAGACAAATGTCATTTAGTAAGCAGTTGAGTGAGCCTTTTAAGTGGGTTATAGACCCAATACATGAAGCTAAGGTTAAGCAATCATCTATTCTGAAAGGTATTGAAGAACAGGTGACAAACCAACAATACACTGGTGCTAATGGTCATGCTCCAGAGATACGCCGTGACAATGATACAGGCATTGATATGGTAGGAAATTCTTTAATTGTTGCAGGACAACATTTTGCCCCTATATTTGTGCAAGATTTATCACGCAATGGTTTGGATGGTGTGTATGGTTTCTTTGGTCATCCTGTATATGGCAAGATAAAGCACAAGCCACAAGAGAATGAAGGCGTTGTGATGGAGATTGATAATGGTTAATAATGTTTTAGTGCCAATGGGTCAAATCATAGACACTCAAAATAGAAATGTTGAGGTTGTCACAGCAACGACAGGTCAAACAGTATTTTTATTGAACGCTGCACAATATGTTACAGGCATGAATACACTTGATGTATATGTGAATGGACTTCATCAAAAGCCTTCTGCATTCGTTGAGACAAGCAATTCCTCTGTAACATTTAATGTTGGGCTTGCTGCAGGTGATATTGTTGAATTTGTGTCAAATGTTGTTGTGAACAATGGCAATATTGCAACGGCTGCGAGTACAAGTGCAAGTGCATCGGCAAATGCTTCAGCATTATCAGCCTCAAATTCTGAACAATCTAACATACAATCAACTTCCAGCGCTTCTGCTTCTGCAACGAGTGCTACACAGTCTGCTTCTTCTGCAACGGCTTCAGCTAGTAGTGCTGCTGCTGCTTTGGTTAGTGAACAGAATGCAGCTTCAACTAAGTTTAGTGGTGAGATTGGAACACTGATGAACCCATTGGTTCATATTCCCTTCAAGCGTCAAGATGATGAGCAGGCGTTGAGTGGTGTACAAACATTCGCAAGAGCAAGCATAGGCACATACATTGATGCTCTTGATGGGTTGGTTAAGACAGCAGCTATTGATGCTCCACGCTTTGAGAAGATGGCAGATGGGGAGACAGGGATATTGCTAGAGGGTGCAAGTACGAACTACTTCCCACAATCACAGCTTGCTACAACATTTAACAGTGGTGGATATACAAGGGCAGACAATACAATCATTGCTCCCGATGGCACATTGACTGGCGGCACAATCACAGCCGCAGCCCTTAATGCCTACAATGGCGTGCTTGTAACACCTCCTGCTCCGATTGCAGGGAAAACATATACAGCGTCTATGTGGATTAAAGCCACCAATCCTGTCGATGTCGGACAGCTATGCACATTCTTCTTGTATGAGGATTTGGCTAATGTATCAAGTGTGCAAAATACAATAACAGCAGGATGGCAGAGAATAACTATCACACATACAGTTGACCCATTGGCTATAGTGACAACATTGTTATTCCGTATTGATGCAAGAACGAGTGGCACAGCATTGATTGGTGAGAGCCTTGATGTATGGGGTATGCAGCTAGAAGCCCTTCCATCAGCAACATCCTACATTCCTACATTTGGTGTTCCTGTGACAAGGGCAGAAGATTATTCAACTATTGGCATCAGTGGCAATCGTAAGAAAGCACATGATACAGTTTCGTATGTGATTGATTATGATACAACGGTTAAGAATACGGACGGTGTTATTTGTAATGTTGTAAATCTTGGCGTTAATGAAGACCATATGCTTATTAGACATTCATCAGGTTTCTCGACATCCGCCCAAATATATATGGGAAGCAGTGATTTTCGTTACTTCAATACCCCTCCATCTAATACAGTTAACAGAGTTGTAGTTGTCATGAATGGTGCATTGGGTGAAGTTTTTGTAAATGGTGTGTCTAATGGAACTAGAACATTTGCAGCAACAGTCGGTGTTTCAACACTCATTCGGTTTGGTGGTTGGAATATTACAGAATTAAATGGTCATATCAGAAACTTCAGAATATACGACAGAGCATTAACCGCGTCTGAAGTGGCAGCGGCATAGGGGGTAATATGTTTGACTTAATCACATACACAAAAGACAGCGTAGCATTCTTAGCAGAGGTTGTTGCAAAGTTCCCTGATAAGGTTGTGTTCGATGAGCAAGACCCAACACTTGCATTGAGTGTCCTCATCACTAAAACCCCAACCATTCGCAATGGCAATGAAACTTTAGCAGTTGTTCGTTGTGACGCTCAAGAGTTGGCAGACATTAAAACACTGACAACAGTTGTTATACTTTCAGAGGTTGCTCTTGGTGGTGACTTACTCGCAGCTATGACTACAGCCAATCGTGCTATTTATGACAGCGTACACAGTCAAGCCCCTGTCACCTACACTGACCAAGATGGTGTACAACATACATACACCCCTCCTGCATTGATTGGGGCGTTTGCATGAATGATAATAGAAACTTATTCACACACATGAGAACAGACCATAACGCATGGAAGCATAGCTTGATTGGTTTGGTTATAGCTATTGTATGCTTGAATGCATACGCTGTGCTTGGGGGCTCTGTGTGGCTCATAGCAGCGTTTCTAGTGCCGTTTGTTGCAGGTGTATGCATTGAGACTATTCAATGGCTAGAGCGTGGTGCATTTCAAATTAAAGAACACGAGAGCATTTATGATGTTCTTACAACATGGTTGTGGTTTCTATATCCCATTGCTGTGTTCATGGAGAATAAATAATGGCACAAGTAAAGAGTTCTGCTCAGACTAAGATTGACAACAAAGCAGCTATTGATGCTAACGGTGATTTGGTTAATGGATTGTCTGCTTATAATGGGAAGGCTGTAAGACTACCCGATGATAGGAACTTACAGTCTTGGGCAATGGGTTCACCTGCCAGTGGGTTGTATGAAGTATTAGTAACTGTGCAACAGAATGGACTACCAGTTGGCACTGGCTATTACTTTGTTGAAATCATACGAAAGTCTGATGATGTGTTTGGTAATCAGAATTCAATTATGACTGCAACAGAAGTGTATGGTGGCAGTGTCGCAATTCCGAATTCTTATGTGTGTAGGCAAATACAAACGGGTGCATTAGGTTGGGCAAAAATCAATGAGACACTAACCCACAACTTCACAGCAGTAGCGCCAACAGGAAAGACTTTCAACCTCACTTATACCAATGGTGCAGAGTTAAGGAAGGTTGCCGTTCAAGGGACACCTTCAGTAAATGCGGGGCCTATTGTGTTAAGTGCGTATATCACAGTGAACTCAGTAACCCAACTTGTAAGTGCTGCAACGAGTGACAATAATGGCGCATGGGCATCGCATGGCTATGTATATTTTGAAGTGCCGCCATTCTCTAGCTACATGGTGTCTGTATCAAATCCCTCTATAAACCTTCTGCATTGGACGGAGACAATATGATTTATTTCACAGACAAAACTACTGGTGATGTATATGCCTATGAAATCAATACACAACAAACATACATTGATGCTAAGCGTCTTGATGCTAATTTCATTGAGAGTGCTGCACAGCCCAACCCATTTGGTAAGAAGTGGAACGGCAGCGCATGGGTTAATGACTTGGTAGCTATTAAAGACATTCAGAAAGGCGTAGTTGTCCAAGCTTACAATGATGCCTTTATCAATGGCTATACATGCACCAATGGCATTACAATGGATGCTACATTGGAGAAGGTGCAAACCCTTAAAGCAGGGCATGACTTCGCTATTCTCACTGGTGTCACTGCTATGGATATTCGGGACTTCAACAATGTAACTCATGCAGGTGTGTTGGTTAATGATGTGTTGGTTATGCTTCAAGAGTTGGGGCAAAACTATTTAACAATGTGGAGCAGGAAGAATATCGCAGTTGATGCTATTGCAGCTTGCACTACAGCCACAGCAGTTAAGAAGGTTAAGCTATGAGATATGACCACATTCCCCCACAGCGTTGGTGGCAGCGTGCTAAATGGCGTGTAAGCCGTAAGGCAGTTGTTTCGGGCATCACCATCCCTACAGGCTTCGTTACTGATGGAGCTTCAATTCCGTGGCTCTTACGCCTATTGGTAAGCCCTACAGGCAAGGCTATGGAAGCAGCTACACTACATGACTTCTTGTTGTTTCAGTTATCCCCTACAGACAGCCGTGAGAATGCTGATTGGTATTTCTTAAAAGCTATGCGTCAATGTGGCGTTAAAGAATGGCGAGCACAGCTTATGTATGCGGCAGTGCATTCTTATGGTGAAATAAAAGTATTTGTACGACGACTTATTAAGAAGGTAAGGAAGGGTTAGATGACTGACGAACTATGTAGGGAAGATGTCATTGGGCGGTTAATTAGATTGGAAGAACACCGCACCAAGACAGACGGTGATATGGCTATGCTAATAGAACGATTTATGAAACACATGGACAAAGAGGAGGCTGCGTTTGACAACCTGTACAAACGCTTACGCAATCTTGATACAGAAATTACGCAATCATTCAAAGAGCGTGATGGGCATATCAACCGCCTTGACAAGCAACAGGTGAAGATGATGGCCTATGCAACGGCTGCATTCGCTATTATTTCAATCGTTGTTCAGTATGGAATGCGTCATATATGAGACACTTTAGCATGGGTGAGTTTACATTCTCACAGACAGCAGCACGCATGGGAGTGAACAACGAACCAACAGCGGAAGCGAAGAACAACATCGAAGCTTTGACACATCGTATCCTTGACCCATTGCGTGAAGCTATTGATATGCCTATCACCATCACAAGCGGCTATCGCTGTAAAAGGCTTAATCATGCCATTGGTGGGGCTAAGCATAGTCAGCATGTGAAAGGTCAAGCAGCAGACATTGTAGCGCATGGCATGAGTGTTAAAGAGTTGGCGCAACGCATCATTGATATGGAGTTGCCATTTGACCAAGTGATTTATGAGTTTGGTAAGTGGGTGCATGTTTCATATAGCCCTGCTCCGCGTAAAGATATTCTAACTGCATACAGTCATGGCAAGACACACTACCTGCGTGGGATTAAAGATGTTTAAGATTGTGTGGGCAGACATGAAGTTTCCCCCAATCAATTTATATAGTATGGCGAGGTTTGAAGGTGAGCACAGAAGAAATGATGAGGATACTCCTCAATCATTACAACAACGGAAGGGGTAAGAAATGATGTTAGGTTGGTTGTTCGGTAACAGTAAGGCAGCAGAAAAGGCAGTTGATGGTATTTATGATGGACTTGACGCAATGGTGTTCACAGATGAGGAACGCTCAGTTGCCAATCAAAAGGTTTTAGACTTCAAGATTGAGTATGCCAAGCACACACAAAATCAATCTGTGAGCCGTAGGATTATCACAGTGGCAGTTGCAGCTATGTGGGCAGGGGTTTGTATAGCTACACTGGCTGCAAAGGCTCTAGGGCTTGATGCTTATGCAGACTATGCCTTCAAGTTTCTGTCAGAAGTTATCATGCAACCATTTGGCATCATCGTTGGCTTCTATTTCTTAGCGCATGTTGTCAAAGGCGTAGCTAAGTGAACAAGTGGTTTAAGGAAAACTGGAAAGCTTTTGCCCTTGTGAGTGGGCTTATTGTTTCGGGAGTGGGTGGCTATACAAACCTGCTATTGGAGCTTGGTGAACTCAGAGCAGAAGTAAGATTTCAAGCCGAAGCTATTGACAGCTTGGTTGATGAATACAAAGATTGCAAATAAAGGAGAATAACAAATGGCTTTACAATATTCAGAAGCAGTACGCAACGCACAGTTAGACGCATGGGAAACAGGTATTGGTTTGTCCCCTGTATTACATTTATACGATGGTGCTAATCCTGCAACATGCGCAGGTGTTCCAACAGCTAACATTATTGCAACAGGTACATTTCCTGCCGACTGGAGCACAGCAGCAGCAGCAGGTGTTAAAACAATCTTAGGCGCACCATTCACGGTTACTGGTGTTCCTGCCGCAGCAGCAGGCACTACAGCAGTTGCCTATCGCATTTATGATACAACCAACACAGTTTGCCATGAGCAAGGTGTTGTAAGTATTACAGGTGGTGCAGGTGATTTAACTATGGATAACACCAATGTTGCTGATGCTCAAGTGTTGTCAATCAATACAATGACACGCACATCTGGAAACGCATAAGGGGCTATAAATGGCTTATTCAATTTCAATAGCAGCAGCTAACACAGTGTTGGATACATTACTTACAAACTTCGCTAATGGCGTGATTGAGGTGAGAGATGGTGTTCGTCCTATCGACAGCGATACAGCAGCGACAGGGGTTGTACTCGCTACTATTCCATTGGGTGCAACGCCATTTAATGCGGCTGCATTACGCAGTGCAGCACTTGCTACGCCTGTGAGTGACCTTGCAGGTGACGCTAATGGTAGTGCAACATGGTTTCGTATGTATGACAATTCATTCACTCCCAATGCAATCAATATCCTTGATGGTGATGTTGGCATTGTAGGCAGTGGTGCTGATATGGAATTGAACGATAACTTGGGCGGTACAGCTATCACTACAGCAGATAAGGTGACAGTTGATACAATGGCTGTGTCTGTATGAATAGTGTCGAATTAAAGCATCACATTGCGAGTGCTGAGATGTACTTGCAAGAAGGTAATATGTTTGCAGCAGAGCATGGTTTTAATATCGTGCTTGAGAGTGATGCAGATAATAAGGATGCTTTGGTTGGGCTTGCTCATATTGCTCATGCGAATGGGCATGACACTACAGATATGGCTAATAAGCTTCTTGAGTTGTACGGCGATGAGCCACCTGTTGTTGCGGTGTGTGGTACATTGCTTGATGATAGAGAGTTAATAGCGCGCTCATACAATATGAATTGTAAAGATGCTAATGTTGCTATTGCATATGCAAAGATATTGATTTCAGAACATCGTTCAGTTGATGCTTCGATTGTGCTTAAAGAGATTGGTACAGGTGACAATTTAGAACTCAAGCTTGCAGTGGCAGAACTCTTGGTTGAATGCTCAGAGATTGAAACATCGTGCAAGCTGCTTGAGACTATTCTGAAAGAACGCCCCGATAGTTGGATTGCATATTGCCATGCCTTGCCGTTATTCGACCATGCAAAGAATGACACATGCAACGCCGATACAGTGAAGGCTATCATTGCTCGACTATCCACACCAAAGGATAAGCTACCTATGCTAACCAATGGCTTAGGACGCTTGCTTGATAAGCGTGGTGATGTTGAGGGTGCTTGGAAAGCTTACGATGCGTCTAACGCGATTGTGAAGCCTTTACGCACTAACTATCCAGACTATCGTGCCATCGAAGAACGCTATGAGAAAACATTTACAGCAGACTTCTTTGAAGAATTGCCTAAAGCTTCTGATAGCCCAATGATATTTGTGTTCGGTATGCCAAGAAGCGGTACAACACTAACTGAGCAAATCTTGGGCAAGCATTCAGACATTACAGCATTGGGTGAACTTATGGCTGTTCCTAAGTCTGGCAACATCTTTGGTGAGTTGTGGCAGCAGGGTAGTGACGATGTTCCTGCAAACCCCGACGAACTAGCAGAGCAATATCTTAAAGAGCATGTTCGTTCATTCGATACAAAGTATGCAGTGGATAAGATGCCTGCAAACTTCAAGTTCATTCCATTGATTTATGCAATGTTCCCTAATGCTAAGTTTGTTTATTGTAAGCGTGATGCGTTGGATAATTGCTTCTCATGTTTGACTACGCTGTTTGCTAATCGCCATGACTACAGCTTTGACCAAGTTGAACTAGGTAAAGAATACAACCATCATCTATGGCTCATGCACAAGTGGCGTGAGTTGTTGCCGCGTGGAACTATCCATCAAGTCAATTACGAAGATATGGTTGCAGACCAAGAGGGAACGACACGCAAGCTTCTTGACTACATTGGTGTGGATTATGAAAAAGATTGTAAGGACTTTCACACATTGAAACGCAATGTGCGTACGGCTTCATTGGCACAGGTTGTAAAGCCTATGTACACAACAAGCGTGAGCCGTGCAGAACCCTACAGAAAATACTTAACAGATTTAATTGAGGTGCTTAATGCCAATTCCGAGATTTAGAACAAGAGCCGAAGTCCGTACAGCTTATCCACTAGCACAGTTGTTTGATGATTTGGTTGTGTATGTTACCAATAGCAAGCTTGAGAAAGCTGCGTCACGCACTGTTACGAAAGCCCAGTTAAAAAGCTTTGTCACAGCAGCTAAGGCTTATGCACTTGGCACACCGAACGGTAAGCTTGATAGGTATGATGTGTTCAGTGTGTTGTTTCGTGAGATTGATAAGTGTACAAACGGTAGACCAACGACAGGTGTTGCAAGTATTCTTCACACTTGGTCATTGGATAAGAACACAATTCTTTATATGTTTGACTCACGCTATGGGGGTAAATGATGGCTAAGTATTTCGGTATCGTAGGTGCAGCAGCAACAACGCTTATGCCAGGCTTTGTAACTCCTGGTGCGGCAACACCCAAGACTGCAAACACAGCCCTTACAAAGAACGCGGCATGGAAAGACCATCTTATCCTTGCTCCAGTACAGAACACAGCTTTAACCGCGCCTGCAAGTGCAGGTGGTGGTATGACTGTATCATCGACAACACAGCTTATGAGTGGTATTGCAACAGGGGCAGCAACATTTTATTCGGTGGGTAGTCTCTGTTTGGGTGCTGCATACACCAAAGCAACTAAAGTACAGATTGATAAGTTTCGTGGTTCATTAAAACGCTCTGCAAGTCATAAGTATTTCATTGATGCTTACTCCGTGAATGGTGCAGGCACGGCTTCAACGCGTGTTGCTTCTGTTCAGTTAGGAACATACGCAGGTAGTCCTAGCTCTTGGGTCAATCCTTCCGCAAGCTTCACGCCTGCTTCGACTAAGGTTGTAACTGTTCCTGCAGGTGGGCATTTAGTGATGCGTGCAGTTGGGAATGGCGGCACATCTAGTGGCATTAAGTTCACTACAGGTTGGACAGCAGGCGGCTTAGCAGCAGCATATATCCTAATCACAACAGAAACAGCAGCAGTAACAGGCGACCCGAATGTTATTCGTGACCGCTATAACGACAGTACAGGCAATCCAGTTCCAGACGGTGTGAAAGTTTATGAGTATGATGCTTCGACTATGCAGCCTACAGGTAATGTAGGTGTGATTGGTGGTGCAGCAGTAGGTGTTCCCGACCCATTGATTGCTCCTACAGCTACAGGTGTCGGTGAAGTTGTGTTCACGCATACAGTGGCAGACTTAACAGAGTATTTTTATGTTATCCCCGACATGGCGAATGGTGTTGCTTGGACAGCTACAACAGCCGTTGCATTGGGTGCTAAGATGAACCCTGCAAATGTGGGCAAGCTTACAGCAGTGTGTACCGTTGCAGGTACAACAGGAGCAACAGAGCCAGTGTGGTTTAATCTAGGATTGGTTAAAGGTTCAACTGTTGTTGATGGTACAGTGACTTGGACAATGGAAGATACAGAAACAATCTGTACGGCAAGTATCTTATCACGACAGCAGTGGCATTGGACTACAGGTAAGGCAGTGTTGAATGCTTCTGATGCAGTAGCCGCAGGTAACAACACAAACGATTACCTCTACCCACTAATAGCTGATGAGTTGTTATATGCTTATTGTACAACAAGTGGCACAACAGGGACTACAGAGCCAGCATGGGCATCATTACTAGCAACAGCAGGTAGTGCAGCCGCATTGGTTGGAACACTTGTAACTGATGGCACTGCGGTGTGGACAATAGGCATAGAGAGTGAGTATCAATAATGGCTATTTGGTATGCTAAACAACAGGGGAATGCAGCAGGTGGTTGGAGTGCTGCAAACCCTGCCGCTCAAGGTGGGCTTCTAGCTAACGCTAGTGGCTCGCTTGGTTTGTTTGGTGGCAGTGCAGCAGGTACGGTTGAACAGCCTACAGTGAGGTATTATTGTGCGTCTGTTCGTATGGCTGATGGTACAGCCGCAGCAAATGGTACAACAGTTCATCTTCATCATATCAATGGTGATAAGCATGCTTCGTATCCAACAGGCTTAACCACACTCAATCACCCAACAGGACACCCAACCTATGCAACAACTGAGACAGGATGGATATGCTTTCAGAATACAGCATTGATTGCAGACCAAGTTGATTTACATTTAACAATCTTACCACAAGGCAGCACAACACTTGAAAGTGGTGTATCAATCCTTGTAACTCCGCAACTGACAAGTAACGGCAATGGCTGATTTATTTCTAAGAGACAGTAATGCCAATGGCGTAGGCACTGTCACTTTACACGATGCCACCATTGCAGGTAATCAGAACACACGGCTAATCAGCAACAGTGTACAGGATAGCAATGTTGGTGTTATGGCAGTGGCAGCTATTGTTGCCATATCCATATCAAGCCAACAGGCAGACGCTTATACAATCGAGACAGCTACGAGTAGTATCGTCGCTGCACAGGTTGGGGTGCAAGATGACCAAGTTGGTAGCACAACTGTAACATCTAGTGTAACCGCTTCTGCGTCCTCTTTGGTTGCAGGTGACACAAGTGTTGCTTCAGCTTCTAATAAGCTCACAGCGGCGATTGTAGGGGCACAGGCAGGGGATATATCCTTATTCACAACCACACCTGCCAATGGGCTCAACTCTGTACAGGCAGACAACACAGCTATCACAGCTATTACAACACATGGCAAGCTGTCTTTATCCTCTACACAGGCAGGTGATTTAAGTTCTGAAACAGCTAACGCTCTAATCAGTGGATACATGGTTGGTGTACAGGACAGTAACACTGGCTCAACAAGTGCAACCAATCATACGACTGTTAATGCTAGTGGATTAAATCAAGACAATGTTTCAGTTGAAAGTGGTAAGCTGATTATTCAAGGCAGTCTTGCAGGCGTACAGGCTAGTGATACAGGTGTCATAGGGCTAGGGTTACAGCATCAGCTAATTATAAACTCTGTACAAGCAGGTGACACAGGGCTTATCACAGCAACCAAAGCTTTAACATTACAAGAGCAAGTGACTGCTATGCAGAAGAAGATACATTTCTTAGAGCTGTTAATTTTAACTGATACAAGGTTATAGGGGTATTACATGGCAGTCATCTCACCGAATGATTTAGAGCGGATGAAGTTTAAGCAGGTTGGTACACAGTCAGTTGTTCAAACTGGCGCTATACCCCTATCACAAAGATTTGAATATGATGTTAATGGTAATTTAATTTATATGGCTAAGGCTCAGATTGGTGCTATTGATACATCACCATCATGGGCTATACGCCGTTTCACATACGATGCTAACAATAATCTATTGACTGTTGGTTGGGCTTCCGTGAATGGAGCGTTTACAAAGAAATGGGCTGACAGAGCAATACTGCAATATCTATGAAATCAGTTCATTCAGTTCATCAATAATCTCATCATCTGTATAAGCCTGTAAGTCCTTTGAAAGTCTGTTTAATGCTACTGCAAGCTTGTTACGATTAAGACGCTTAGCGTCCATTTTAATAGGCTTGTCGATAGTGCGTAAGCATTCTTTTACAGAGTTAAGCCACTCGGTATAAGACGCTACACCCTCGAACTCTGAATATTGTTTGATAGTGTAGTCTTGGCATAAAGCCATTGGATATGGAAATGCTAAACGATATTTTACTGCTGTGTTTTCTGCGTGATTCATTTAATACACTCTGCTGCCTTCAATATTGCCCTTGCAAACCCAACCTCTAAAGGTGCATCATCTTTACGCATTACAAGTGCATATTCCCTAGCTACGCTCATTATATCTTCATCGGTTAGTTCTTTTTGTGGGTGGGTGTATAATGGTGTAAAGTACTCCATGTCCATGCCTTTGTAATGCTGTATTGCATGCCCTATTTCTTCGCACTCGCCATCATCATTGACATACATCCAAGCCACTGGTTCTGAACTGCTAAGGATTTCTTTGGTAACCAATGTCGTAGTGCCAACACCTCTATATTTATTTCCATCACCGTAACTATTCATCACTCAATCTCCCAACACAATGTATTCAGTGACTTTGTTCCATGCTTTGATTAGTTCACAATGTTTATGTTGTTTCATCTTTAACTCCTACTCATATATTTAGTGCCATAGTCATAATCTGTACGACTAACCCAACCGCTTGAACTGCCTAACGCATACATAATTGGATGAAGCCTTGCATTACTTTCAATCTCTTGAACGATTAAGAACCTATCCCTATTTGTTTTAATATGCGGTTTTACACAGCCGCTAGTTCGTCTTGAAATTATTGTTGGTGAGAACCCACTATCCCTTGATAATTGAGCAATGGTTATACCTGCAATTCTTGCTCGTTTCCAAGCTTCAACCATTTCTGGTTTCACCCTATCCTCAATCTTCCTAACCTTTACAATTTGTAGGTTGTTTCTGATTGCAGTGTTTCTTACGAATGTTGCACTAACTCCTGCTGCCTTTGCTATCCTTGTCTGCGGCATGAAGCTCTTGATAAGATGTATCACTTCCTTTTCTTTTTCCTCGAACTCTTTTGTACATACATTCTTTACACAGGCTGCCATGAGCGTCCTCCCCTCTATCGTTACAATATTCACATTTCATAATGCGCATTCTTCTATTAAATCCACTTCCCAATCTTTACTCATATCAATATGGTTAATCATCCATGTTCTGACATCATCCGTTACAACTTCATAATATTCTGTAACATCATCCACATTACTGATTAGATGGTATTCTGGCATTGTTTCTCCAATACCTTCGCATGTTGAGCATTCTGCATATCCAGAGCCGCTTCCCCTGCATGTTGAGCAGCATGAACCGTCATACATTCCTTCGCCGCTTCCATTGCATGATGTGCAATGTGATTCTATATATCCTGTTCCTTCGCATTCTGAGCATTTTCCAAGCTTCATAGTAAAACTCCTATAATCATAAATATTATAATGATGGTTAATAGTTCATTGATTACTCGCCACATATTTTAACATCCAGTAAAATGTATTGTTTAATCCGTTCAAGAGCTTCATCATCAATATATTGTTTAATATCGCAATGAGTTCCTTTAACACAAATACTGTATAAGTATATGTAATCATTACGAATTATTGGATGACCATCTGGATTATAGTCATATTCAACATCAAGATTTAATTCAACTTCGACGCCGTGAATATTCAAATAAGCTTTATGTTCTGAAATCATTTTATTCTCCCTATGTCCCAAGCACCAATCACACATTACATAATAATTATCCATGCCTTTCCCATTGCATTTTCTACACATTATTATTTTGCGTCTTTAATTTCCGCTGCCAATGCTTGATAGCCACAAGCATCAATATAGCTGTCTGCTTTCTCTGGGCTTGTCTTACATCGTGATAGTTTTAATAGCGTCATCATTTGTGCTACATCATGTGCTGTAACTGGATGTTGCAGCCACCAAGTCCAAGATGCTGCGATTGAAGCGAAGCTGTCTGCTGCACTGCCGTAATCATCTTGTCTTGCTCCATTAACAATTAGTTCTGCTGTCTCTAAAATATCTTTACGATTCATATATTTCCCCTATTTATTATTTAATTCTCTTAACTCACGCTCGCAATGGCTTATTGCCTTTGAATAATATTCAATGCGTTCATGCCAATATTCTGCTGTGACTGGTGCATCGCGTTCTGCCTTTGTCACTTTCTTATGGCATGGCTTGCATAGCACTTCATATCCTTCTTCTGCTGTTAGCTTCTCAACGAACAATGGAATATCCCATAGTTCTTTGATAGAGCCGCACGGCGTTGTGTGGTCAACCTGTGTTTCTTTTTCTGTGAACCATTGCATACAATGAGCGCATTGACTTTCCCATTTCAATCTCTTGTTAGCTGATTGGTTTGGACGGCGTGCAGCATGTTTAGCATTTACGATTGGCTTCCAATATCTGAAAGCATTACGCATAAAGCTTCTTACCTGCTGCATATACCTGCTCTTAGTCCACTCACCTGCATTGTAAGGCTTTACAACGCCCTTTCTAGGCTTCTTATTAGGCATTTGGTAGTTCACCATCCTTATCAAAGTAAACCTCGTTTACACGCGGTTCTTTTGCTACATGGGCAAGGAATACAGGTTTGTTTGAATACATGAATACGCGTAGTCCTGCACCCATATTCATATCTTTATAGCATTCACGCTTAAACTCACAATAGCTACACACTGTTGGTAGTTTAAGGTTGCCGCTTTTACCTTCTGGTATTGGTTGGGCACATCGACTAGGTGGAACTGGACATGCAACTTGTTCTTTAATGATTTCCGCTTCTTTTTCCATATCAATAGCATGACGCTCAGAATATTGCGAAGCACAAATGTTACCCAATGTCTTATCCATAGCCATCCAACCTGCAGGGATGAAGCCTGTTGCTTGTGCGTATGCTGATAGCTGTGCTTGATACCCGAATGGGTCGTCAAGGTGTACTGAATTATCAGCAAACTTCTTATATCCGTATGTACTGCATGACTTAATATCAACAAGTTTACCGTCGATTGTGCAATCAATGTGTCCTTTAATACCTGCAAGCTCAACTTCAAGCTGCTCATTCTCCACTGAATGCCCAGATTGTTTGATTAAGAATATATAAAACTCCTCAATCATATCTCCAAACAAGAACTTCATGCGTGTTTGAGGACGAAGCTTCTCACCCTGCACATCATGTTGGCTATACCAAATCTTACGCTTGCATTGGCCAAGCTGTGATAGGCGCAATTTCTTTTCTCTTGGGCGTTCGTTCATTCGCTCTTTGAACATTGAAGCAAAACGCTCACCAAGCTCTTTATATTCTTCGTCTGAAGCATTACAGCTATTTGTTTCGAACATATTTAATATGTCTTTGATTACATCATTCATTATTTCCTCTCCCAATATAGAACTTACAAACCTTTTCCTGTTCATAAGGCTCAGTTTCAAATACATGCAAATAGTCATGTATTCGTTTGTCATTCTTCTCTAGTTTTCGTTTACATTTTTTGTTGCAGATTGTGCTTTGGCACATTTCCATGATATCCCTCCCTTATAAATAGTGGCTTATATTCAACGCACTCACAAGCAATGAGCTCCAAGGTCAAATCAGTAAAACCTCGCGTGTATTCTGATTAAATCAGCACTATATATAAAGAAGGGAACTGCCAATGCCCACATGGGAGTGGGGAGGAGGGAGTGTGGACACTGACAGTTCCCTAACTATAACACCTTTAGAAAGGTGCGCCACCTGTAGCTGATGGTTGTACCCAGTCATCACTATCAATCATCTTCTGTTTGATGAAGTCTGGGAATGTATTGAACAAACCAACATTTGGTTCGGCAATGTCATAGTACAATGGAGGATTAGCTAAAGCACCTGCTTCCATACCCTTTGGTAAAGCCATTGCACTAACAAACTTAGCATTTCCACCCTTAGTTGAACCAACTTCAACCAAGCATTGACCTGCAAGTAAATCATTAAAATCATCTACATCTGGATTGATTGCATTGATAATCTTAAACAACTTAGACTTTTCATTTGTTGATTTTGTAAACTCACCACTCAACCATAATGGTTTCATTTCACCGTTGAACTCTGAAAGTTCTGTTGGAAACTCGAATGTAATCCATAATGTAGGTTTGTTGTATGGTGTTCCTTCATATTCACCCTTCTGGTGACCAATATCAATAATCTGTGCAATTCGTGCAGGATATGTACCATCCTGTACTCGTGCGCGTGTACTACTACTGGCATATTTCTCGATTAAGCTCATTTTGTTTTCTCCGTTTTTAGTTGATTAAGTAGTTTATAGTCATAATTAGGACTTAGTAATTTTACGCAATGAGTTCCTGTCATTATATTGTTTTAATATAGATTCTATATTTTTATCAGATATGTTTGGACGCCATTGTTTTA